AAGAATCTGTACTTGGATTTACCACAAATTTATCTGTTGATAATTTAGATCTAAAAGATTCTACTTCTTTAAGTTTTTGAATTTGTTCTGCAGATCTTTTACCTGCCACGTAATCATTAATTGCTAGACCTGCTGCAGTTTGTTTAATTTTTTCACTTCTACTTGGACCCGCTGCTGACTCGGCTCTAACATAGTTTTGGAATTTTTCACCTATAGTATCTCCACCTGATCCAGAAAATCTTAATAACATGTCAGATATATCTTGACCTCTTGCTTTGTCTGCACCTAATAGTTCAGCAAATAGTTTTTGATTTGCTTCTATTGCATCTTTAGGATTTATCGATAATGATTCTTCAGTTTCTTTTATAGTTGGTTTACCATCTCCTGGTGTTTTAACTTCTTTTGAATCAGGTAAAGGTTCTCTTGGATCTCCTATTATTTCTCCTTCCATACCTTCAAATTTTCTACCTTCTCCTTTTATTATTTCACCTGTGACTGTAGATCTTACATTACCGTCTTGATCTTGATATGTACTTTCTTTACTTAAAAGGTCTATAAGTTTTTTACTTGGTTGAGGAGTATAAGTTTCTATTAATTTTTCTTTTCCACTCATTGTATTATCTTCTATTTTAAAAGGATTTTGATCTCCATATTGATTGTTTTCCATCATTATTTCTTCAAAAGATTTCTTTTTAGTACCATCATCTGTTTCACTTTCAGTTTCAGTTTCTTTCATTGCTACTCCAGGAGGAAGTGTATAAGCATTGTCACCTCTTAATTTTTGATTAGCTGCTCTTAATAGTTTAGATCCTGTTGTTATGCCAGTACCTCCTCCTAAAGATTTTTCTACATTAGTAAGAATATTGTTAGGTACTGTAAGATTAGGTAGTATAGGTTCTTGAAATCCAAATCTTCCATCACTATGTGGTATTCCATAAATAATACCACCACCAATTTGTCCACCGCCTTGATAGCCCGGTACTAATGGTGCTGCAATACCTGTTCCGTAACTATTAACAGGTCCGCCACCTCTAAACATTGGTCTTCTTAAAATTCTACTCATTATCCGAACAATCCTAATTTGCCCATAATACCTGCGCCACCTGCTGCTCCTGTTAAAAAGTTAGTCATAGGACTAGCTGGTGCTGCTGGAGGTGCATAACCTACAGTTTGTGAAGCGAAGGCTCCTGGTTGTATTTGTGCTAGTTGTTGTCCAACTAAACCTAGTCTTGTAAATTCTTCAAACTCTTTTTCTCTGTTTGCAATTTGTGTTGCATCTAGTTTAGCTTGTTCAAATCCTTGTTGTGCTTGACCTAACTGTTGTTGGTAAGTACCTAATCCTTGTTGTGCTGCAAGATCTGCTCCTCTTGCTTGTCTTGCATCCATAAATCCTTGATTTAATAATTGTGCTTGTAACTGTGCTCTGTTCATCTGATTGTTTCTCATAGCTTCAGCTTGCATAACACCTTCTCTACCACCACCATAAGCACCTCTAGAAATTGCTGCGTCTCTTAAACCTGCTTGTTGTACTGCTGCGTTTCTGTCAAATTCTGCTAATGATGCATCTATAACTTGTTGCTGATAAGGCGACATGTAAGCTTCAATAGATCCAGCTTCTACACCTGCTGGTAATGGAGCTCCTGTTCCTGTTAATGCACCTAGGCCAGCCGCGGCACTCGCTGCGCCTGTTTGTAAAGCACTTTGAGCTGCAACTTGTGGAGCATATGTTGCTGTGTTAATTGCTTGTCCACCAAGTGGATCTAATTTTTTAAGAAACCCTGTAAGCGATGCCTCAAGAGTTGGGTTTACGAGTTGCCTTGTTTCTGTTACTGCCATTATGCTCTAGCCTCCAAATTATTCATTAAATCATACATACGTTGTGCTCCTTTATTTACACTACCACCACCGGCAGCTCTAACAGCATCAGCTGTCATTACAAATTCGTTTTTACTTACTCTTGCTGGTACATCATCTGCTCGTTCTTTAGATCCCATAGGAATAAATCCACCACCTCTATAATCCATTTCTATACCATCTGGTAGTACACTTCCACCCATATTATATTCCATAATACCACCGTTTGCTGCTTTTTGTACACGTTGAGGTTTGACTATCATAGCAATTAATTCATCAATTGTCTCGTTTCCTCTTAACTTTTTACCAATAAATATTTCTGCTGCTTCATAATCAATTCCACCACCTGGTTTTCTAATTCTACTAATAAGTTCTGCTGCTTGTAAGCCTGCTGGCATTTCAGCTAAATTATTATACATACCATAACCACCTACACCACCTGTATCTCTAGTTCTAATTGCTGGTTCAATTATACTGTTATCTACAGTTCGTAAAAACTCTGCCGTAATAGGACCATCTCTAAATACTTCTTTTTGTTTAGATATATCCATTACGTCATCACCTTTACTAAACATTTTCATAATACCTTTACCAATACCACCTGACACAAAAGGTTTTCTACCCATTATACCCCCACCTGCTGCAAACTCTTCTGTCATTTCTTCTGTCATAGAAGCTACTGGACTTCCTGTACCATATTTTTGTCTGTAATAATCCATTAATTCATCATAATCATTTGGTTGTCTACCTTTAAGTTTTATAAATTCTTGTACTAATTCTTCTATTGGTATTTGCATATCTTGTGAAGTTGCTAAATTGTTTGTTAAATTTTTATCTTTAACTGCTTGTACTGCTGCTGGTATACCACCAAATTCTAAACCTACTCTACCACCATCTCTTAAACCTAATTCTGCTAATGTACTTTCAATTAATTCTTCTGGATGATTGTAAGCTCTCATCGCTGAAAGGATAGCTTCTCTTCTACCTGCATCAGTTCCTAATGCACCTTGTTGTGCATTATAATCTGCTAATGCTGCTTCATAAGCTCTCATTGCTGACTCTGCTTCAAAAGCCATTGCATCCCCTGTACCTTGTATAAATGGTATTGATGCTGCTTTAAGTGTTTCCATATTCATTTTAGGACTTTGTAAAGTCTCTGCTGCACCACTTAAAAAATCTGCACCTTTAGCTAAACTTGTTAAACCAAAATCACCTGCTTTTTGTAAAAAATTTAATTGTTGATTACTATAATTTTTAGCTAATCCTGTTAATGGATCTGTTCCAGCTCTAGCTCCTAATAAAGTTTGGGCTGCATCTGTTGCAGTTAATCCACCTGTTACCCCAGCTAATGCAGCCGATAGGAAATTAATATCGTCATCTGCTCCTTCTTGTGCTAGTTGGGATGCTACGTTAGGAAGAACACCAGTAACTAAACCTCTTTTTAATAAACCACCTAACCCTGCACCCGCACCAAAACTAGCCGGAGCTAAAAAAGGAACCGCCGCTGCTGCGTAAGGTAAGAAAGGTTTAATTTCGTTAGGTACTACTTTATCTAGTACTTTTCTAATTGGTCTGAATATCTTTTTAAAAAATCCCATATTTATCTATATTGTATTGTTGAAAAGCAAGTTCGCAAGACTTGTATGTAGGCGATTGTACCACAATTTACTAGAGTTTTCACGTCTAGTCAACTAACTTACATATTACTAGAGCCACCAAGAGGAGGCATTTCTGCTATCTTTATCTCAACGTCTCTCTTAATGTGATCTTTAGTAGTGCTTGTATGTGGGCTGTTAATATCATCTTCTGCTTCTTTTTCTGAAAGATATTCTCTTCCAGTTTCTTTATGTGTAATAGTTAGTATTACTTCAGGAGTAATTACTGGTATCATTTTACCATCTACTTGTTTTTCATATATTTTTTCTGATTTTTGTTTAACAATTGGCATTATAAATCCTCTCTATTTATTTCTAATACTGATACAACAATATCAGCTGCACCACTGGTTACATTTATGTTTAATATTTCACTTTCTTCCATAATTAAAGGTTCACTAAAAACTTGTTCTTTTTGATTAGCAGATAAATCTACATCATTATCTATTACAAATACGGTTCCACTAGAATCAGTTAAAGTTACTTGAGCAACGGCTGCACCACCTGCATCTTCCGATACTAAAAGAGATTTAACAATAGCTCTCGAGTTTGCTGGCACTGTATAAAGAGTGTTAACTCCAGAAGAAGTTAAACTTAATTTAGAATTTTTATATATATTTGCCATTTAATTTACAAACCAAGTAAATCTTTCTTGGTCTTCTTTTAATTGTGTTAGGTATGTAGCATTTAATTGTTCTACAATCAAACTGATAGATCTGTTAATCTGTCTTTGATTATCTTCACTATATTCTTTTCTAGGTTCTGGTAGTCTTACTACAATTTTTGTCATTATCCTCTCCTTCCATCTGGTTGAATATCTACTTGAAATGTACCAAATCTCCAAGACTCACCAGCCGCTGTGTTAGCTAGTTTTAAATTTGCATATCTTCCTCTTGCTCTAGTATCTACTTTAGTTGTTGTTGAACTTATAGTAAAAGGACTTAATGCAGTTTTTTCATCATCATCAGCAGGAAAATCTTTAACTGAAATAGTTACTTGATTATTACCTGTTAACACTTTGAAGTTTGGTAAAAATCTACGCATAGCTAAAAACACTTCACTTTGATTTGGTTGTAATGAAAAACTAAATGATTGAATAAAAGACTCTAAAGCAGTTGTGCTTCCGTCTGGATTAACTTGATCTGTGCCTGTTTCTTGTGCAAAATAAGTTGTACTACCTAAACCTGATTGACCTACGACTGTAGGAAAAGTTCCTGTCCCTGTACTATCATAAGCAGTAGCATAAGGTTGAGGATAAATAAGAGTATCCATCCAAGTAGTTCTGTTAAAATTAACATTGGTATTTGTAACCCATGTTCCTAATGGTGGTTGTTTTGCTTCACCATAATTATAAGATACTGATCTGTTATTAAACTCAGATCCAGAAGAAGGATACCACCAAATAACTTCTGTAAATAAATTATTTAATCCTGCATTTACTTGTTGACCTTTAGTTGTATCTACATCATCAAATACATAATCTTCTACACTACAAGGTAATGAGTTTACTGTACCATCAAAAGCAAAAAAACCATTGTTAGACATCCAATATGCAACACCGTCTATTTCAACAGCTGCATTCTTACCTATCAATCCGCAGTTAGTACCAACTTGCTCAAAACCAAATGTAAAAGGTGCACCTACAAATTTCATTGTATACAATGCATTGTTAGTCCATATTAAAATATTTTCTTTAGCGATCAACGATCCGACAATTTTAGTTCCGTCTTGTAATCTTTGTGTACCTGCAGAGTTAGTAGCAAGTGGAGTAAATTGGTTTAATTGTTCACCTGTTGAGAATCTAATAAACATATCATCTTGTGTTGTAGTATCTCCAATAGTTGTTTCTGTTCCCATGTGAATTAAGTGTCTAGTTGTAGGTGATACTAAGGTTAATCTT